CGTATGATCGCCGGATCAGAGTAGGAGAATAGCCGTGCAAATCGAACAACAAGTTCGTGGCGAGGCTTACAGATTAGGGCAAGGACAACACAAAATAAAATGCCCAAGCTGTAGCCATGGCCGCAAAAACAAACACGATAAAACGCTTTCTCTCCGCATAGAACAAGACAAAATACTTTTTAACTGCTGGCACTGTGATCAGGAGGGAATTGTACCTATGCGGGAGAAGTTACCAGAGACTAGGAAAGTGGAGCCAATGTCCGTAGCAAAGAACGTAAACAAGATGCCTCTATCAGATGCTGCATTAGCTTGGTTAGCTAGTCGTGGTATCAGTGAAGCCACTGCCTTAAAGGCTGGCTTAGTATCAACCAAATCATGGATGCAGCCTGTCGGTAAGGAGACAGATAGCATCATGTTCCCTTACACAAACAAGGGTCAAGAGTACGCATACAAAGTTAGATCGATTGAGACCAAAGCATTTATCTGCAACGGTGCGCCTCAAACATTCTTCAACATCGAAGCGGTTCAACGCAACGACGATCTCATAATTTGTGAGGGGGAGATGGACGCGCTGGCCTACATGGAAACAGGATACGAGAGTGTTGTTTCAATACCGAATGGCGCGGTGAACAAGATAACTAACGGTGCCATAGACCCCAAAGATGATAACAAATTCAAGTTCTTATGGGCTGCAGAGAAGAAAATAAAGTCGGCAGCTCGTGTGATAGTGGCACTCGACAACGACGAAGCTGGTCAGGCTACGTCAGAGGAAATAGCTAGGCGTATCGGCAAGGATAGATGCTTCAAGGTTGAGTACCCAGAGGGGTGCAAGGATGCCAACGATGTGTTAATGAAGCACGGCAAGGAAGCTGTTGATGAGGTCATCGTCGGCGCAAAGGCATGGCCCATCGCTGGTCTGTTTGATGCGTCCCATTTCTATGAAGAGATAGATGACATCTACGAAAAAGGTATGGGCCGAGGCGAGAGTACTGGGTACGATAACGTCGATGAATTATACACCGTTGTCACAGGACAGTTGACGGTTGTTACAGGACATCCATCATCAGGTAAGTCAGAGTTCATAGATCAGATCATGGTGAACATGGCACAAAATATCGGATGGAAGTTTGCAATCTGCTCATTTGAAAATGAGCCACGCATCCACATCGCAAAGTTGATAAGCAAGTATACGCGCAAGCCATTCTTTAAAGGTGCAACAGAAAGGATGACTGAGAAGGAGCTGACTGTCGGTAAGGATTTTGTTCAATCGCACTTTTCTTTTCTTTACCAAGCGGACGGATCGCTATCCTCTGTCGAAAGTATCATAGAAAGGTTGCGGGTTGCTGTGATGCGGCATGGTATCAGGGGTGCCATCATAGACCCATACAACTACATCCAAAAGAATGGAGACATAAGCGAGACCGATTGGATATCAGAAGTCCTGACTAGGCTTCGCGTGTTCGCTCAGTCCCATGGCATACACCTTTGGTTTGTTGCACATCCCACCAAGATGATGCGGGATCACACTGGCAAGGTGCCAGCACCAAAGGGATATGACATATCAGGGAGTGCAGCTTGGTTTGCTAAGGCTGACGTTGGCCTAACAGTTCACAGACCAAACCCATCTGGCTCTAGAGTTTCGGAGGTGCATGTGTGGAAGTGTCGGTTCTCTTGGATAGGCAAGCAAGGTGATACCAACCTTGAGTTTGATGTTCCGACATCGACATATAGGAAGCATGTACCCGATCCTATACTGGATGCACCAACCGCATACACCGAGGTGGATGATGAATATCCATTCTAGTGTTGACGGTTCTTTGTTTCATTGCTAGATGTTGTGCCAGTACATTGCTCCGCTTCTATATGTTCGCACACGTTTTAGAATGCAATGTTCTCCACTCTGAACTTCAGGCCACCTTCGGGTGGCCTTTTTTCAATGAATAGTATTGTATCCATTACCCTCCATTATGTCCCTTAATGTTTCACCAGCCATGTGAGATATCATACCCCACTCACTTTGAAGGTTGTATGCAAGAACAATGTTTGTGATTAACGCGGTCACATCTTGAGGGGATGCCTTTTCAGGCATGGACGATAAGATTTTTATTATATCTTCGTAACTTAATACACTATCCATTCCTGAACCCATGTCAGCTTCTAGATCACTCAATTCATCAGCTCCCTCATTACGGTATCCTTTATTCTTCTGCGTAGCAAACTCTCGCAGCGGGAGAAGTCTTTTTGGTACGCCAGTACGGCACCATCTGATGTTTTGTATTCCATTACCCAACCATTTTCTATGTCTGGTTTCTTTCTTTTGATCTTCATTGCTACGACTGACCAAGCCTTGATGCCGTCATCGTTAATGCGAGACAATTTGCGTTCTTGAGAGTCCATGACGAACCGCATGCCATCACCCGCCCTAACTTGTGCGATACCTTTTTCATAAATTTTCTTTGTCCATGTGACAGGTAGATGAACATCGACATCTGACATGTAAGACTTTTGCAGACCAGCGGATACCCCATCGTTAAGGCTTGATGTGACGTACCAAGACATAGATGGAAACATGATCTTTAACTCTGTTGATGCATACAGTTCTGTCGCTTCCATGGCTTTGTCTATAACAGACTTTTGTATGGTGCCGGACTTCATTCTGTCTCTGATTTGACGCAAGGAAATAAATAAACCACCACCGTACTTAACGGTCAATCTCATTTGACTTTCTGGTAAGATAGCTAATCCGAATGGAGCGCCATCATAGTCAAAATTCTTCCATTGGTACTGGTGGGGATTTTCTGATATCCTTTTCCTCTCTTCAGGCGAGAAGCCGTTTACCATAAGAAATACTTTTATGTTCGCTTTGAGCTGTTTTATTCTAAGGTAGTTTCTTAATTGCACTTCCATGTTCTTCACTCCATTTTTTATTTTCTAGTGGCAAGTTCTCCACCACAACTGTAGTAGCCACATCCATCAACCCAGTTATCTATATGCTCTGGGTTTGATTTTATTCTTGCTGCTTTTAGTAGAGACATCATGACCGAAACATCTACGGCACTCACATGAACGCCCAAATGTATTGACCAGTAAGCACCTATAGTTTCAAAATTGTCTTCCATATTACCGTGGTCGGATGCTCTGTCTTCCGTCACATATTGTTTAGCCTTGTCTAATATTTGACCTCGCGTCATGTTCGTCATGGTTTACTTCCTTTATATATTTATGCCCTGTGTTCTGAGCTTGTGTGTGTATTCTCTTAACTCAATTCTGGCACGTTGCAGGTCTTGTTGAATATTGGGATGAGGCACGACAAGATTAGCTTCAAACTCCCGCTTGTTCACCTCGTTTCTTAGAAAAGTAAGCTCCGCTTTTTGCTGTAAGTTTAATGACTCATCACCCATTGTATTAACTCCCATATTTGTTTAACTTCTAATCGAGGCCAGTCCCGATTTAACTTAATCCCTTCAACCAGCATTCAGTTAGACCGCTGCTGGCTGGCCTCACCACCGCCCTCCTTGTATCCAAGTAGATGTAAAACTTCCCGCACCATTTCACGATCAAAGCTGTCACCCTCAAAATCTGTGTCTTTTCGTTTGAATAATAAAAAACATGCGGCAACCATAACTTGGTCAGAAACACCCATTGGATATACTGCATCATCATTTGAGTAAAAAGATTTGCAATATTCAATAAACCTTTTCAGATCACATGGCATAGGAAGCTGTATGAACTCCTCTTTCATCTTACCCATCACCATTCTCCCAAATGAACTTATTCCCAAACACTTTGCGGAAAGCCTCGTCCAATATCTTGTCCATCTCACGATCACTCATCATTTCTCTCCAACTTCTTGGGCCTAAGTTTGGGACGCAGACTGGTTACAGGGGCCAGCGACTTGTCATCGTAAAATACATGCGAACCAATCGTACCCAAAGCCTCTAGCTCATGCCGCCATACAGGATGCACCTTCGTCGAATGGTAATATAAAGCCCCAGTATTCAACGTGTCGCCGCCCATAGCCCCGCGTGCTACAGCCTCTGCTTGAATGTACAATGAAGGGTCCGTCTTATACTTCTTACCAGCCTTGTAGAAACTAAACTGGCGTGTCTGCTTGACCACTTCGCAAGCAGACGAAGGCCAGCGATGATCAGAAACCCTGTTCATAATAACTTCAGCTACAGCTCGTTGACCCATGGTACTTTCCCCCCGAGCCTCGAAGTAAACAGCCATTGCTATGCAAGATAAAGTAGTCAACATTAATTCTCTCCTCTCATCCACTTTATGTCTCTTAGTAATTCGGACTTTTCTTTGGTTAACTTCTCTAGTTTTTGGGTTAACCTTGCAATCTCAGTTCGCTGAATAGCCAGCTTGCTTTGCAGTTTCGCGTTCTCTTTATTCATTGCGCTCTCAAAAGCCCCAGCCCACATAATTTTTTATAAAGTGCGTTAGGTTTTTGCTCCAATACCATTTGTTCTTTCCCTTCACTCTCCACCTCCCAGACCTCAATGCGTAAATATATTTTTTATTTATAAGCACTGTACCCGGTCCATCATCGACCCACTCAACACCACTTATGATCAGTTCTCTTTCAACTTCTAGCCTAGCCAGCTCATGACTTTCACCCTGCCCATACTGAAGTTTATCTCTATTCTCCAACGCCTGAAGTCGGACAATCTCCTCTTGTTCTTTTATCTTTNTATCTATTGATTTTAAATTATCCATTACTCGAACCTTTCTGTTGGCAGGTTGTAACGCTTTTTTATTTTAGAGACGCTGTACTGGCTGATCCTTAATGCTTTGGCTATATCCTTCTGATGTATCTTGGCCTTCAAGAACGCATCTATCTGCTCAACCATCTTGGGCTTATCAATAGCTTCAATATTTGGACGCATAGCCCCAGCCCCAGCACTTTTCCTTCGTGCCTCTTGGACTTTGTGATTGGGCAACTGACCCTCTGCGCTACAGAGACGGCGCATGCATATTCCATACGCCATCTCAAAGCCGATCCCATCCCTCATAAGTACTTTGATTTGTTCTAAGTCCATGTCATTTANCTCCTAAGTTTTTAAGGAACACCGTCTCCCCGAATGGGGCTGGCTTGCCGTTGGCATAAGACGATACCCACATTGTTGGGTAATGAGGCTGATCTGGGTAATCGAATATGCACATGTCTGAAAAATACACCATGTTATCCACATTGATATTATTTTTTTCGACATAGTCGAACACCGGGCGGACTTCTGTTCCACCTCGACCATTGACCTCGATCTTCTCGATCTCCTCTCCCTGTTCGTACCGCCTTACAGTCTGGATAACAGCATCACATGTGATTACTGTCACTGACCGGGGCTTGATGTCTGCGCTGATTGCGTTCACCTCGCCCAAGAAATAAGACAGCTCACCGCTCGAAACAGACCCGCTCGTATCGATGCCGATCACAACGTCCCCGGCACCAATCTTCTGTATGGATGGGGCTACGATCCTAGATGTGTGGTACATCTTGCGGTGCGGCTTGCGCATGCTGTAGTCATCTGGCTGATCACCGCCAACGAACCTGCGCATGCTGTCACGCCAGTCCACTTGGCTGCGCTTCATCTCCTCGATCAGAGACTTGATTGCACCGGGCAGGTTACCCACTGCCTTAGCCCCGGCTGCAGCCATCATAACCTTGCTGTCTATGTCCGCTTCCATCTGCTTGGCTTCCGCCTCTGAGAGGGGCTTACCGTTGCCGTCAGACACATCGCTGACCTC